AGCCTACTTTTTTACTTTGTCAAGAGTCTTGAAGCTCTTGTCGGTAAAGTTCAACCACCTTCTCGTGGTTGCTAATGTTGCTGCGCAACATGGCGTACAGCTTGCTCTCCACCGGACTGCCCTTGATGTGCACCACGGTCATCGCGTTGCGCTGGCCTGGGCGGTTGATACGGGCGTTGGCTTGGAGGTAGGTCTCCACACTGGTCACGGGAGCGTACCAGACGATGGTGTCGGCGGCGGTTAGGGTAAGCCCGTGTGAAGCAGCTTGCGGCTGGATGATGAGGACCCTGGGGTTCTCCTTGTTCTGGAACTCAGTAACCAGAGCACTACGCTTGTTGACAGGCACATCCCCGTTGATGACATCACAACTGATGTTGTGCTTCGTGAGGTACTCTCTGATCTTGAGGATGGTGTGCGTGAAGGGCACGAACACAAGCACCTTGTGGCTTGCTTCCTCGATCACTTCCCTGACCGCTTGCAGTCGGCTGCTGGCGTCGAAGTCCACCACCCCGCCGCTGTCCGTATATATGGAGCCGCACGCTATCTGTAGCAGCTTGTTGAGCTTGACCGCTGCATTCATGGCGGAGATCTCTTCGTCCGCTGCCTCGATCAGCATCTCGTTCTTGAGTTCCTTGTAGAACTTAACCTGCTGTGCAGTTAACGGTGCTTCTCGATCCACATACGTGAGTTCTGGCAAGTCCAAGCACTGCGCTTTCTCAAACCTGATGGCAGGCTGCAGCACTTGGTGCACGATTGACTTGGCCGAGTCCTTCGGTGCCCAGCGGTACTGGGTCACCGGGTACATCACCATGTCTCTGAACTGGCCGAAGAACAGTGGCACGCCCTTGGGGTTGACCATCTTAGCCAGCCCGTATGCGTCAACTGGAGACTGAGCAGCGGGGGTGCCGGTGAGCATCCACAGACCTTTGACGTGCTTCATTACGTCCCGCATGGTCTTCCATCTGTCAGTCTGCGCATTCTTGTACGCCGACGCCTCATCGATCACCACAAGGTCGAAGCCCCCGTGGATGATCTCGTTCTTGACTATCTCCACGCCGTCAAAGTTGATGACGACGAACTCGGCTGGGCCAGAGACAATCTTCTTGCGCTTGTTTGAGCTACCGTAAGCTACGTCTACATGCCTGTGCACAGCGAACTTGAACAAGTCCTGCTGCCATGCCGAGTGCATGATCGACAGAGGGCACACAATCAGCACGCGCCGTACAAGCCCGAGGTTCATCAGGTAGTCGGTAGCCCATATAACTGAGGCTGTTTTACCTGTACCCTGCTCGTTGAAGCAGAAGGCTTTGCGGTTTGCCACCAAGAATGATGCAGTCTCTTTCTGGTGCGCGAAGGGCGAGAGCCCAGCGGGGCAGGGCCACTTGTACCCTGCCAAGTAATCAGTTCTGTCCATTTTTACCTCACTTCTAACACTCAAACCCACTAACTTACTGCGCAGCAGTCTTCACTTCTTCTCCCCCTTGTGATGCAGGTTGCGGCTACGGTTCTTTGATGGTGCTTCCAGCTTGTAGCCGTCCTTGTTGGAACCACCGTTGGCGAACGCTTTGTTGTGGGATACGTCCTTCCCAGTACGATCCACGCCCTTGGCATCCAGTGCCCTGCGTGCACGTTGGCGCTCCATGCGCTTCTCGTGTTCACCACGCTTCTTCTGTAGCTCGTACTCGTGCGCATAAGGACGAGGACTCTTCGTGTATGGCATATCTAGCTCCTGTTGTGCTCACAACTCTTCACCGGGCAGAACCTGCACAGTGGGCCACTGACAGGGTTCCACACCCCGCTCTTGAATGCGCTCTTCAGACGATTCAGGTCGAACGTGGCGCTGTTCATGTACAACTGCACGTTCTCGGCAACGTGCTTCTTCTTCACAAACTCGTTGCTCACCACGAACAGCAATGCTGACTTGATCACCTTGATCTTGGGGAACTTGGCGAACACAGCCACAGCCATGTAGTCCAACTGTTTGGTGTCGGCGTACTTGGCGTTCTTGCTGGTCTTGTAGTCCACCATGTGGGCAACACCGTTGTCCTCATCAACGATCAGCAAGTCAACAATGCCATGCCACCAAGCATTCGGCGCGTCATAGTCACACGCCTCCAGCTTCTCAGTTATCCCCATCTTGATCTCACAGTACTTCTCACCGGGGATCTTCTTCAACGCCTCAATCGTCGGGATCATGTAGTCGTACTTAGCCGGGATCGGGACACCCTCGGCAACGTGATCCTCAGCAGCCTTGTGCACAGCCGAGCCATACAGCGCGGACTCGTGCGGACGATCAACTACGTCCTTGGCTACCTTCAGATGGAAGTACTTCTTGGGGCACTGTTGAAAGGTCTTCAGACTGCTGTAAGACCAAGTCGGCATGTTCAACGCAATGTCTCCTTACCCTGCATGATTGCAAGCGAAGCGCTCAGGATACGCGCCTCCACACCAATCTTCAAGGCCAATTCGTTGGCGGCTTCGTAGTCTTTGTTAAGGCACAGGTCATGGCACTCACGTGCCAGCCTCTCAATGTTGATGAGGGGCATTGCATAGTCAACGATCTCAGCAGTCACCATAGCTTTTTCCATATCCAGCTTCACAGTTCAAAGGAAGTTCAGCAGCCCACCTGGGCCGTAAACGCATACACAACTCGACGTACTCTTTAGCCCGCTCGGCTTCATCTTCAGGGGCGATGCAAGCCACAGCATCGTGCACGGTCATCACCACTTTGTACTTCTTGGCAATCATGAGCATCTGCTCACCGATGACGATGCGGGCCAGAGCTTGGCAAACATTCTCCACCACCTTGCCCCCGTAGATGCGGTTGGGCACGGTCGTTTTCCCTTTCTTGGTGTCGTAGACGTACTCTGTTTTGTCTGAGTCTGAGTCAGGGTCCTTGCGTTTACGCAGGTTCGGATACTTCAGGTACAGCCCATTGGGCAGGAGGATGCCCCGCTTACCGTCCACGCTCAGGATGTCGTCGCGTCCGAAGGAGTCGGCGTTGTTGCCGATGATGGAGTCGAGGATCTTCTGTGCCCGCTTCCAGAGTTCAGGAATCCGAGGGTATGTTTCTCGGTAGACGTTGATGATGCGCTGGCACTCGGCTTCTTCCAATTTGACGCCGAAGGTCTTGAGTTGCGCTTGGAACTTCTTGGCCCCCATCCCGTAACCTGCACCAAGGACCGTTTGCTTGCCGACAAAGCGCTCATCTTTCGTAATCGCGCCAATAGCCTTGCCGTAGATAGCAGCAGCCATGATCTTGTAAACGTCCTCACCTTTTTCAAACGCCTCCACCAAGTCGTTCTGTCCAGCTAGCCATGCCAGAGTACGTGCTTCGATCTGAGATGAGTCAGAGTCAAGCATCACGTAGCCCGCAGGGGGGATGATCGCGTACTTCAACGCACCGCCACGCGGCAGGTTCTGCAGGTTCAGCTTGTCGTCCCCGCCCCAGCGCCCAGTGTGCGCAGCGTAGTAGCGTAAGGGAACGGGCATCGGCCCTCGTTCAGAGATACCGATGAACCGCTGGGTCCGCGTCTCCTCCAGCGTGGATTTCGTACCGAGCCGAGCAGCCACCAGCGCCTGTACGTCCGGGATCTCGTGTTCCAGCAGTGCCTTGAACTCTTCGTCGGTTTTTGAGAATGCGTAAGTCTCCTTGCCCGTCGTTGGGCTCATCTTCATCGGTGGCTCGACACCGTATGCCTGCAGCAGCACAGCGAACTTTGGGTTGCTCATAAGGTAGTCGGATGTAACACCCTTGACTACGAGGACACCCATCAAAGCCTCTTTGCTCTCTTGCACTTGCCTCAGATGGTTGGTTAACAGTTTGTTATCCAACTGCAACACCGGCTCCGAGAACATGCGGATGGTCAGGTCAATTAGCCGTAGTTCTAGCTTGGGGAACGTCTCGGACATGGCGGCAAACAATCTCCATGTCAGCGCCACATCGTTCTTGCAGTACTCACCATACCGAGCCAACTCAGTCGGCGTGAAGTCCGCTCGGCGTTTGCCCAAGGCGTTGAGCACCTCGTCGCCCTTGACCCCTAGTTCGTAGTGCTTCGCAAGTACTGCCAAGCTGCCACCAACTTCTGTACCGTGCAGTGCACGGCCCATGCTGAGAGTGTCCAGCCAACCTTTAGGATGGATATCAAAATGCCAGCTAAGAATAGCGGCGTCAAACATAGCGTTATGAGCGAGTGCAAGATTGCTCCCGAAGTCGAACGACTCAAGGAACTCCTTCGTCTCCTTACGTGTGCCAGAAAACCATACAGGCTCATCGCTACCTACTTGTACTGAAACACCTATAACTTCGAAGTCTGGACTGCGAACGTACTCTTCCGTGGTTAACTTTGTTAGGCTGAACTCGCGGCTGTAGTACGTCTCCGTGTCCACCGTGATGATTTTCAAGTCAGCTCCTTCAGCTTCAACTCAAGCAAGTCAAGCGTGTCTTCCCGAATCACAAGCGTGACCCCCCCTGCTTTGTCGATCATGTGTAGGTTCTTGTCTTGGAGTGCCGTGGTTTTGCCTTTGCCTGCCTTGGCCTCGATAGCCATGAAGCGTCCGCGTATACAGCACAGGAAGTCGGGAACCCCCGAGTTCCCGTACATCGTGCCAATAGGCATTGCGTAGTACACGTTGTACTTGGTCAGGAGATCCTTGATCTTGGCCTTGACCTTTGACTCGGGGGTTGCTGCCATGATCAGCCCTTCTCAATCTCACGTTGCAGATACCACAGCGCCTTCTGAAGGTTCTCCATCCGGTCACCTTTGTGGTCGGCACGGGTTACATACTTGACCACGTTGCCCAGGCGATAGTTCAACCCCTTGGCCTCGATGAAGTCGATGGTCTCGATGCCACCAGTCTTGTAGTGCGGCGGGTGGTTGACCATGTCTATGGGTTCCTGCGCACCCATGTCTTCTTGGGGTTGTTGCACGGCACCGAGGGTGATGGTGGTTGGTTGGGAGGAGATAGACATTGCGAGTGTTTTCCAGGCGGGTTCGGCTTTTGCCGTGGCTTCCATCTTCATCTTGCTACGAACAACATATACGTTGGCAGGGGTTACATTCAACGTAACGGCTGCATCCCTTGGCTTGGCGTTGGGGTGCTTGGTGAAGTAAGCACGGATGCGTGCGGCGTCAGTCATTTTCTTGCGTCCCATTTTGGGCTCCTTGTTGGGCTAGTTGGTTGTTGACGTAATCGGTAAGAACTTCTCTCATCTTCGCCTGCATGCTGTCGGGGTACTGGGTTTTGTAGAACTCCAGTACGTGCTTTTCCATACGCAGGCTCGTGCAAAACAGCCGTGGCTTCTTACCGGGACCACGACCCTTCTTCACTTTGGGTTGTTCATCATTCATAAAAGTGCATCTCCAGATTCTTGCGCTTGTGCATAAGCTGACTTACGCGGCGCAGCGTTTACAAAACATCTTCCTTCTTTGTAGCTGAACATAAAGGGCCAGTTCACCACGGCATCTTTTGGAGCGCGGACGTATCGAACTTCGGTTCCTTTGGCTTCTTCTTGTAGTTTGACTTCGGTGTGTGGCGCATCACTTTGTCTAGAAACTGATGCGCCTCCGTAGGCATGGTCGTCGTCTTGCTGACCTTCTCCTCCGTTATCCAAGAGTTGTGGCATGACTTGCATATCCTCCTGCGCCATACCATGTCCTCTGTTCGTCGGGACTCTGGTGTAAGTTGTTTGATACTGCCGCACTTTGGGCATTTCATTTCTCCCCCTTCAGATACCGCTCCACCGCCCGAGCGAAGTGGTGGTGGAACCCACCGTTCTGGTGCCACAGGTCAGCGATGACCTCGTCGGTGAGGGTGCGTTCAATGGGCGGGTGTGTGTAAAGAGGTGTTAGCCCTTCGGACCGATGGCTGGCTGTGTTTGCCCACGCACGTATGCTCATGTGCGAGCGAAGGTCGTTGAGTTCCTCCAACTGATGGTTCCATGCCCATACAACAGGTTCACTCATCTTCCACCTCCACAAAGTCTCCGTTAGGACACGGACCATGCCCGACCCACGGGCCGATCCACGACTGACGCTGCGCGTATGGGGATACGGGGTTGATGTTTACATTGCGCTGGCATTGCTTGCACTGATCAAGCAGCGGGTTGGTCATGCAGCGGGCGAAGTCTTGGGCTAGGTATCTCATTCAATCACCTCACGTTCTTCAACCTCAGTAAACTGAAATGACAACTGCCACATATGGAGAAACACCGGGCGCTTCTGTATCCATGCCCAAAACTTGTTCTGTGCCTCAACTATGTTCCGGGCTTTGATGACCACAGTGCCTTTCTCCGCATTGCCAGCGCTGCTCCATTGCACTTCAAAAAGTCTCATGGGTTGCTCCTTGCGCGGATGGCAGCACCTTTCCCTCCGCTCTGGCTATTGCTGCTCGGGCCGCATTGATGTCGCTGTGCAAGTCCCACTTCTGCTGGAAGTAATCAGAAGAGTAGGAGCCCCAATGCTCAATCGCATCGGTTGCATCTTTCAACGCCTGCAGCAGTTCAGCATTCACCGCATACAGGCGGCGCAGTTCTGCGGCGTGGTCTTTGTAATTGATCGTCGGACAGGCTTCTAACTCACGGGCCAGCCGCAGGGCTTCTGGTTGTTCACTCATGGTTTAGCTCCTTCAGTTTGGCCTCATGCAGTTCCATGAACTCCAGCGGTGACAATCCACGCTTAAACGATTCAAACTGCACCGATGCGCGTTCGGCATCTGTCAGACCTCGCCACTCGCGTTTAACCACAACAACGCCCGGACTCTCTCGGCTATCGTGGCATGCACAACCACGCTCGAAACAACCTTCATCGACGATCATGCTTCGCTCCTTGCACCGTATTCATGCCAATGCTTCTCACAGATCATGCCAAAGGCAGTGCTGCCATCTCTGTCCCAATACGCAGGGACGCCGCCGTATTGCGACGGGCATCCGCATGACAGCGTGAAGCGTTGGGTGTAGTTGGGCTTCCCGCCAGAGTAGGTCTTGACGCATGGCTCTTGCTCCGTCTGCTCCAGCGCGGCCTTGAGGGCATCCATTGCGTCGTAATCTTCGTCACGCAGTTTTACGCTGTGCTCCAAAGCCTCCAGCGCCTGCTGGGCAGCGTCTCGCAGGTCACTCATGGTTTCGCTCCTTCAGCGTGGCCTCGATGGCGCGGGCGAAATGAAGCCTACCTAGAACGCTATCCATACAGTTGGCTGCCAAAGTCCAAATATCCTCCTCCGTCAGCCCTCGCCACTCGCGGCGAGGTGGGGTGCTGAACAGCAGCGTCCCAACAGGCAAATCCTTTAGCAGCATTGCGATCTTCATATCCGGCCTCTGCCCGAGGTATTTCCCGTCCCAAGACAGATGAGCACCGGACACATCCATTGCCACTGTCGCCACCGGCTCCTGCTCCGGCAGCTCCAGCGCGGCCTCCAACGCCCGCTCCGCATCGCAAGGCTGTTCGCACCCAATCTCGCGGCGGTATCCGCGCAGGGACTTCAGCGCCTGACGCGCAGCGTCTCTCAGGTCAGTCATTTCATGCTCCTTCCAATATCTCAGCCGCAGCCCTGACGATGGCGCGGCGGGTGGCGGCAAGCCCATCTTGGTTGCAAGCCTCGTAGTCCTCTCTTGTATAGCGCAAGGTGTAGAAGGGTAGGCATCTCACCGCCAGCCTTAACGCATCGCCGTCGTCGGTGAGGGCGTTCCACCAACTTTTACCCGGCTCCACACCTCGGTACATAAACGCGCCGTAGCTGTCGCTCCAAGCGCCGATGGTCAGTCCAGCCGCCTTCGCAGCGGCCTCAAGCAGTTCGCGGTCAGTCATGGCTGTTCTCCTCAAACTCAAACACTTCGTGGATATCACCCCAAACTGCGTTTTTGATTTGTTCAATGATCTCGTGCTGACTCGGGGTATCGGTGTGTTTATACGCACGGCGCAAGCCGCGTTCAATCCCACGGTCGATGGCATCCTCAAGGATGACGCGGGTCTTAGGTTTAATACCCATGAGGTGTGCTCCCTTCCATCCAGCTTGGTTTCTTGGGCAGCGGTGCCCAGCCAACGTAACCGCCAATACCGGGTTGGTACTGGCCGTAAACAGCAACGCCACCGTCAGTCAACAACTGAACCTTCGCGCTGAGTGGGCAGGTATGTAACGGCTGCCAGAAGTA